AGCTAGCGAAGCCCGACATCAGATGATGGTCGAACAACAATACCAATTAGGAGAGAAGTAAAATGGCCGATAAGGACATCAAAGAAGAAGTTAAGAAAGGATACGAATTCAGTATCGCCGGTTTCAAGTTGAAGTTAAACAATACAATTCTAGCAGTTGCTATTCCTGTTATCACAACCATTGGTGGTGGTATGTGGGGTGCGTTTGAGTTCTATAAAGACTACATGGATATGCGTGAGAAGATTGCTAAGTATGTTGCACCTGATCTATCAGAGTTTGATAAGCGTTTATCTGTTATTGAAGAGAATAGCCAAAAGACTGCTGACTACACTCGCGACATCAAGAATGATCTCAAAGAAGATATCCGTCGTGTAGAGACTGTTGCAGAGCAAGTTGAGAGAGGTTCAAAGCAATCTCAACGTGAGACAGAAAGCGAAGTAAAGGCTATCAGAAACAATATCAACAGCACTCTTGAAAAGAACCGAGACGATATGGATAAGATCAAAGCTAATGTTGATAACAAGTTAGATAAAGTTAACAGAGATGTTGATCACAAGATCGATAAGATTCAAAGAGATCTTGATAAGAAGATTCAAAACGCTTTAGACAATCCTCTTGCTAAGTAATAAGCCCATCCTCGAATAATAACTTAGTTATACTCTCACCAAGCTCAGCCCTCCTTGCATTGGACGGCTGAGCTTCTTTTTTGTGGTAGCATATTATATTTGTTTCATATCTTCTATCAAGATTAGCAACCGTTGGACTATAACCTGGCTCTTCCCATATATTATCATTCTTTTTGTTATAGTTGTCAGGATTAAACTTTGTATATCCATGCCAGTATGGAATATAATCTAGTGAGTAGATCTGCTCAAGTAGAGCATCATCGCCTTCCTTGTTATTGAACTCCAAGTACATCTTTGGCTTATGCTGCTTTAATAGTTTCTTTGAGCCGTTTAGAACATGAGACTCATACCCTTCAACATCCATCTTTATCAAATCAAATTTATCTAAGTAAAGATACTCATCTAAAGGAATAATGTCTGTCTTTATTCCGATATCAGTTTCACCATTAACTTTAAACATTCCATAGTTGACTTTCTCACCTTCAAATGGATTGATATTAACCATTCTCATCTGATCTCTTTTAACACCACATGCAGCATTCACTGGTAACACATTATAACATCCATTCACTATCATATTCATACAAAGAATCTCATAGATGTATACTTGAGGTTCTATAGCAACTACGTTGCCCTTGTTACACCTCTTAGAGAAGTATAGGGAATGAGTACCAATATTGGCACCAACATCTAGGACGTTACTTTCTTCTGTTAGGAACGTATCGAAGAGATTCATCTCTTGCTGAGCCCACTCTCCATAGTAGTGGACACAAGAGCCTATAGGATCGTCATTGCGGAAGAAGAATAGATTGCCGTATCTTGAATCGGCGTTGGCCAAATGATTTTGCATAATATACTTTGGTTGGTTGCGCAGCTAGGATTCGCACCTAGAACTGAGGATTATGAGTCCTCTGTGATACTGTTTCACTACCGCGCGTCTGATATTTTTAAATGTTTTCTGTGAACTTTACACATTACCCATGAATTATAGAACAGTTCTGGATGAAAGAGAACATTTTCTTGGAATTGTTGCATAGCTTCATAGTAACTACACTCACCTTTTGTCTTGCATAAGTAAAGTATAGTCCTGGAGAAGTTATCTTTACCATGGAGCTCTACATCATTCTTGAGCTCATCATTAGAACCGTAATAGTCTTTCCAATCCGATTCTGCTTTGTATTTCTTTTTCTTGCCTTTTACTTGGCGTTGCTTTTGTGAATAGAAAAACTTCTTACCAATATACTGTTTATTAGAAAGAAGATTAGTAATATTATACACAAACCCATAGTATCCTTCTGGTATCTCTGATAGGACTTGTTGCTGATATACCCAGCTCATCAGAGGTTGTCGTCATCATAAAACTCTTCATCTAGGTCTGAGTCCATCACAGAACCACAATATGGACAAAAAGTAATATCTTCATCTATATTGAAACCATCTACTTGAAACTCAGAATCACAAGTTCTACACACCTTAGGATTAATCTCGTCCCCAATCATAAACTCTCCTAAATTGAATCTTTGCACACTGCATTGTAAACATCGTTCCTTGACGTATTAGGAACATCCATGTTAGTTATATATGTACCCCAATCATGGGTCTGATAGAATAAGACTACTTCTTTGCTACTAGTGAAGAAGTCGCCCATGAGATATAGTTTTGCCGTATCACAGTTGAGAATACCGTAGGAGTATATCTTTTTGACATCTCCATTAATATAGGAATACTTTTGTTCCTTGTGGAATATAGTCATTCCCTGAAAGTTAAGAACAGTCTTGTCCTTTTCTTTTAATAATTCTCGAGGAACGTACACGTCATAATTTGCTGTTTTTGTTATCAATTTCCAATCATCGGGATTGTAGATAATTACAGCGTTTCCGTCTTTATCTTTAATTACATCAATATCAAAGTTATTCTCAGCAAATACGGATGATGAAACGAATAGAGCTATTGCTATTAGTAGTTGTTTCATTATACACCTCCTAGAGGTATATATGTTACTGAGTTTTTGTACCGCAAGTATTGACTAAAGGCTTATTAGCTAACAAATACTTAATGAATATGGCAGGATAGTCAAATTCCTTTTTATTAGAGCTGCACGTGTATGAGCTAGGAAATGCGTGGTGGTTATTGTGGTATGCACTTCCTACAAAGAATGTGAGGAACCATAAATTCTTAGAGTTACCTACAACATCGTAGGGTCTAGTACCATAATTATGTAGTATTAAATTAGTCACTCCGGAGAAGTGGAATACATATATGATATTGATAAAAATACAGTATATTACAATCTTAGGATTAATGAGTGCTAATAATAAAACAACTCCCCAGAATATCTTGAAATAATGCATCTCAGTAAACATATAGAGCTTGTTTCGTGATAGTCGTTTGACAGTACCAAGATGAACGGCAGATGATCTAAACAGATTGATACTGAGCCATGTTCTCCATCCACCTGTACCAGGGTAAGGATCCTTATCGGTATCTGAGTACTTGTGGTGCATTACATGAGCTGAAGCCCATCCAATGACACCACCCTGTAAGTTGAATAAGCAAAGTATATGACACAACACCTCAAGTGGTTTATATATTGAGTAGGAGTTATGAGCAACGTATCGGTGCAGATAGCATTCGTAACTAATTGTTCCGACCAGTATAATCGATATGGCAGTTCCTATAAACCAAATAGGATCCCAATAGTATATCAGTCCAGCTATAGTTAGAATATGTACTAACAATGTATATTGCAATACTCTGTAATATGATTTCATATTAACTCTCTACTTTAGCCCAGACATCATCCCATGTACCACTCAGAGCTCCTTTGGCGTAATCTGTAGCTCTATTCTCAAAGAAGTTAGTATGTGTTGGTGCATTGATCATCTCTTCCACCCATGGTAAAGGATTCTTCTTTACTTTGAAGATACCTTTCAAGCCCAAAGAAATAAGGCGACGGTCACAAATGTAACGAATATAACGCTTAACATCATCGGAACTAAGACCTTCCATTGCACCCATGGAGAAAGATAAGTCAATAAACTTGTCTTCAAGCTCGACCATCTTTTCTGCAATTGAATAGATTTCTGATTTGAGTTCATCTTTCCAAATATCCCTATTCTCTTCCACGAAGGTCCGGAATAGTCTAATCATGGACTCTGCGTGTTGTGTTTCATCTACAATGGACCAAGTAATGATCTGACCCATCCCCTTCATCTTTCCATGACGAGGAAAGTTGAGTAGCATGATGAATGAACTAAACAACTGCATGCCCTCTGTAAAGGCACTAAACGCTGCAATCTGTTGTGCAATGGTGGTTGCATCCTGACCAGCAATTGATAAGAAGTAGTCGTGCTTTGCTCTCATCTCTTCATATTGAAGAAATTCATTATAGGTTGACTCTGGCATACCAAGAGTCTCAATCAGATGACTGTAAGCAGCAACGTGCAGTGCTTCTCTTGCTGCAAAACCCATCAACATCATTCTAACCTCTGGTTGAGGAAAGTATGGTAGATAGTTGTTTACATATCCACCTGCAACATCCACATCACCTTGTGTAAAGAATCTTAGGATGTTTGTTAAGAAGTGTTTCTCATTATCGTTTAGTTTATTCTTCCAATCCTTCACATCTTCTATCATTGGTACTTCTGTATGCATCCAGTGAGACTGTTCATGCTTTAACCAAGCATCATATGCCCAAGGATAATGAAACGGTTTAAATGAATTACGTTCATCTGTTAACTTTAATTGTTGTTTCTTGCTCATCTGCTTTTTTTACCTTATTGGCCAGTGTTTGTTATATTTTTCGTAGTAGAACATATTTTCTTGTTTATCATCATCGTAGTACTTAGCAACATAGTCGGATTTTACTCTTGAGTGAATATTCTCAACCATGGTGACTAATGTAATATCTTCTCTATTGTATTTAAAATCTTCTTGTAATACTTTCAGCATCCACTCCCAGTTACCACCTCGAATAATACACGCTTCAATCAGTATTAGCTTTTTAAACTTGGTGATGTCTATATATTGAGACCTCATCTTGTCTATGTAATACTGAGCATCCTCGTCAGGATATGTTACATCGACTGGAATAATACTAAGTGCGTCTCCATCTCTTGACCATGCATGAGCAAGATGCATTGCCACAGTTGCTGAGTAATCGGGTGATGCCATTATGACAGCAGTATCACTAGGATGAAATGAGGATGAGTCAACTATTGTTTCTAATTGTTGAATTAATTCCCACTCCTTTTCCCTTGTTACAAAATGTAGAGGTCTTCTATTCATGTTTTGTACCTTTTTCTAACATTCGGATTACTTGTTTTGTATAGTTTATTTCTTTAAGGGTGTGCTCCATTGTTGCATATAGAGACATCAGTTTGTTTCTCTGTATTTCTATCTCAGCATCAGTCTCTTCCTTTTTAGGAGGTGCAGGGAAGTTGATTATATCAGCCATGAACTACTTCTCACAGGTGCGAGTTCTGGTTACTGTACCATCTGGATTCTTAACTTCCTCCCAGGCTGTACATACCTGCTTGTCCACCTGCTTTTCCATAGTGGCTGGTTTTTCAAATACTGGTTCGATAATGAAATGATTAGCTCCCCACCAACCAAATGCACTAATGAATCCATATAGTAACATTTCACCCATTTTACTTCTCCATCAACCTATCAACAAAATCTGAGAATAGTTTGTGATGATGTCCTTTATGCCAATGAGGTTGAAGATACTTACGATCTTGATACCAGTACTCTTCACTCTCTGGATGAACTCCAATAACACCAACACGACCTTGAATGATTGCTGCTGGATGACCTGACTTGTAGGTCGCAACAACCTCCATATTTCCACCACCATCACCGACAAAAGCACATCCATCATAGAAGTACATCTTCTGAATATCTCCTTCCCAATTAATTTCAACTGCTTTGGGATGTGGACGTCTTGTACAAGTACCTGGTTGTGTAATATATTGTTCTGCTCTTATGTCTGTGAGTAGATCAAAGTAATAAGAATCAGCCCAGTAAGCGCCCATACATATACCGATGTATCGTCCTCCAGATTTAATATAATTACGTACACCATCAACGTTACTACGAAGAACACGATCAAATCTATCAGAATCACCTATACCTCCTGGAAAGCATACCGCATCTACATCATCAAAGAAATCACTTTCCATTTTGTTCTTACCAAACAACTTAAACAAATACTTACCCTCAAGCGCTGCCAGTATGCCATTGGCACATTGAGCATCGCAGGTTGGTTCATGCATGAAAAGTGCTATTCGTTTCATTCTACCCCTCGCAGGCTAAACAGACGTCTTCGGTTGCTAAAGCTCTCAAATCAATCTCCTCAATAACCTGACGTTCAATCTTCTTAGATACTTTGTCAGCCTTACCAATCTTTTCTGAACGACAATAATATAAACTCTTTAATCCTTGCTTCCATGCTTGGAAGTGTACTGCATGTAGATATTTAACATTTACATCTGGTCTAAAGAACAAGTTGAGTGATTGAGCCTGATCTATGTACTCTTGTCGATCTGCAGCATGCTGTACCAACCAACGCTGGTCAATCTCCATACTTGTCTTGAAGACATCCTTGGTCCATTGATCCATCCATTCCAGATGTTGGACGGAACCGTCATTTGCAATAATACTTGACCATATTTCATCGCTATCTAATTCCTTATCAAGGTCACATGCTTGTTTAATAATTCTATCTAAGTGTTTGTTCTTGTTGAGCGAAGAGCCTGAGAGTGTATCCTGTCTATATGCATTTGCTCGAAATGGCTCAATACTAGGAGAAGTGTTGCCCATGATGATAGAACTGCTAGCATTGGGTGCAATAGCCATGAGATGGCTGAAGCGAAGACCAGTACCTGCAGCATCCGGAGCTTCACCACGTTCTTGTCCAAGTTGAAGATTAGCTTCATTGAGTTTGCTCCTAATATGTTTAAACATTTGTCTGTTACGACTTACCGCCATCGCCGATTCCCACGGCATATTATTTCTCTGTAAATAAGCGTGATAACCAAGAGCGCCCACACCAATGCTGCGCTCTTGGCTAGCAGAGTATACGGCTCTTGCGACACCATCAGGAGCGTGATCAATAAAGTACTGCAATACGTTATCAAGCATCTCCGCGATGTCCCGTAGAAAAAGATCATTATCTTTCCAATCATCATAATACTCCAAGTTAACTGAAGACAAGCAGCATACTGCTGTTCTATCTTTATCAGTTGGTAATATAATTTCTGAACACAAGTTAGATTGTCTAACCTTTAGTCCTTTATCCTTCAAGTGCTGTGGCAAGTGCTTGTTACTTGTATCAATAAAATGTAAGTACGGTTCACCAGTCTGCATTCTAAGTTCTAATATATGTTGCCATAGTGCTTTTGCAGAAACAACTTCACGAACCTTACCATCATGTGGATCTATCAACTCCCAGCTATCATCCTTAGAAGGATCAATCATACACGCTTCAACCAATTGCATAAACTTATCACTAATATTCAAACCGTGATGTAGGTTCAATGCTCTCATATTAGGATCGCCAGTAGGCTTACGCATATCCAGAAACAAAGATATATCGGGATGATCAATATCAAGATAAGCAGCATAACTGCCACGACGAGTGCGACCTTGACGATAAGCAAGGCTACTAGCATCATAGATCCTAAGGTGAGGCATAACACCAGTAGACTTATCATCAGCAGAGCGAATACCAAATCCAACACCTACACCACCTCCAAGCATTGAGAGCCAGTTGGTTTCTGAGAGATTATCAACAAGACCAGCTGAACTATCATGTATGTAATTAAGGAAACAAGATATAGGTAGACCCTTCTGTGTTCTTCCAAATGAAAGGATTGGAGTAGAGTAAGATAACCAGTGTCTGGATGAATAGTCATATAATCTTTGAGCGTGCTCTTCATTAGATGCGAAAGCACTTGATACAAAAGCAAACCTTTCTTGTGGTGATGTTTCGGAGTCCAACATGTAAGACTCTTTTAATCTTTTTAATCCGTGGTCGTCAAACAAACTATCTCTGCTTAGGTCTATCTTGATTGGATACATTAATACTTTACCTCTTAATTATTATTGTAATTGAATCCTATACCCTCATCAAAGAAGAGAGTATAAGTGAATCTGTGATTTGGTGCTACTTTGGATTGTGGTCGAATTGAATGAGGTATGGTACCATCAAACAATACTACTCGACCTGGTTTGTACATCGATGTGTATACTACTTCAGATACCTGCTCGTTGTAAAATAATGTTTCTCCTGCCCACTCTTCCTTCCACTGTGGATTAGCATAATAAAGCATTGTTACTGTTCTGTGCGGATGAGCGAAGTATGTATCTGTTATTAGAGACAGGTTTATTGTTGCTCTACCCATCTTCCTACCCTGAAGCATCTGAAGTAGTTTCGGATGCTTTATGTTTGTTAGAATACCTGATTGCTCAACATCTTGAGTACTAAACTTAGAGTGAAGATATACATGCTGAGCATTATGAGGATCTTCTGTGTCCTGCCATCCTAACACATACCTTGAGTTTAATATAAACTGAAATACATCTCTTCTAAACTGCATCTCATACACATCATCAAAAACGTATATCTTTTTACCTTTATCTACTGTAATCTCTTGAAAGTATTCCACATCATGCCTCACAATAATCAAGTATCATTGGGAATATTACAGCAATTTCTTTTGCACATGCAACAGCAATTTCCATGTGCTCTTTTTGAGTACCATTGGCACTACGTAGTTCAATGTAATGTAACCATGATCTAATTGTACCACTCATATAAAGGCGGGAGACAGTGAGACCCTCTGGTAACACTGCTCTTGCTTGCTCTTTGGCTATACCGTTATTGATAGCCCACTGGTATGTTTCTCTAGCTTCTCTAATACAAGTTCGTTGTTTTTCCTGCCATAAACGATTAAGCTCTCTTTGTTCTGGTGTGTCTCCAACTTCAATTGAGTTCTGTCTGTTTCGCTCATCTTGAAGTCTAGCTTGTCTTGTTTCGAATTCCAATTCTTTAACCGGGTCAGCATATCGTTGACTAAATTCCTGAAAGGAAAAAGACCGGTGGCGAAGTATTTGTCTTGCGATATCTCTTGTGGTTTCAATTTCGACGCAGGCTGAGACCATCTCGAATGGAGACCAGTGTCTATGCTTTGCGAGGTATTTGATAAGTCGCTCTGCAGTTTCTTTATTCGACTGGTTTCCTGGATTCGATACTCTTGCACAGAATGCGATGAGATCTTGGATACTTGAATTCTCTTCTTCTCCAACATAAGGATTACTCGGTTGAGAGTGGCTTATCAATTTTACTTTCATCTTCTATCCATTGTCCAGTTTGTTCAAACTTCAATTCTTGTATTGTCTTCATCTTATGTGTACGCCTTGGATTACCACAGAGCATACATCCCGCCTTACCACAATCAAAGGTATTGTGTTTTGCTAGTCTATGAGGTTGTTTAATATACTTCTCGTATTTAAACGTCTTAGCTAGCTTATACTGCTTGTTTATATGGTTTTCTTTTTGCTGAAGCCGTTGTTGGTGCTTGGCTTTTGTTGGATCAAGTTCTTCATCTTCATTCAGTGTTTGCCCCATGTCTTGCCTCCATAGTATGCTCCATTAACTTCTTTGTACCTCGAGCACCAATCTGCTGCTCAAGTATTGTAATTGAGGACGTCATCATTGCACAGGCTAACATTCTAAGTTCATCTTCATTGTCACAACCCATGATCATTCTATCCATGGCTGTTAGATACCTTTTAGCTTTCTTTTCTATATCTAGCATTTCTTCCAGTGCGTCAATTTAAGTTTAGCTTCTAGTCCAGAAACTGTATTACAATCAATGAGAAGTTTAACATCTTCTGGCTTCATACCAGACAACACTAACTCATTAATATCCTTTGGAACAATCGACTGAGGCCATATGAATACATTGTACCCCAGCTCTATTGATTTCTCAACGATAGAACAAATATCTTTATTCTTTGGCTCATTATCAAGAACAATAACAAATTTAGAAGGGTCATCAATGAACTGCTTTAGACCGTTCAAATTATTAGAGGAACCCATTGCTAATGCGTTTGGCAAAAACAACGAATCAATAGGTCCTTCTGTTACATAAATCTTTTGAGTCTTGTCTATACTATCAAGACCAAACAGTAGAGGCTTTTCTGCGTCTACGTGTATCGTTATGTATCTTAACTTTGAATTACCAAATGCACGTCCAGTAAACCCAATCAACGATCCATCCATATCAATAAACGGTATGATCAACCTAGGTTCATCTATATCCGTAGACTCAAACTTGTCCGGTATGATAGTATTAACCCACTCCTTAAACTTAATGCAAAGGAATAGTTTATGGTGGTGCTTAGTTGGGATCTTTCTTGACTCTACATACTTTTTTGCAGGGTTATCATAATGCAAAGAAGATATCTTTGAGAGCTTTTTGAAAGCCTGTTCGCGGAGGTATTTAGGGAATCTTACTCGGGAGATGTCACGTTCCCTTGCGGTTATTCCTACTTGCTGTGAAGAATATTTTTCAGCTAGTTTCTCTTTTTGATACTCGTCAAAGAGGGTAGGATCAACTTCTTTTATGAAGTTAGCAAGACTCAGGGAGGCATGACAATTGTGGCAATAATACGTTACTTGGTTATTCCTAGTGGTTAGGATAAACGCTCTTGCTTTTCTTTTATCTGTTTTGGAGTCTCCGCATAGAACGCAGCGGCAGTTGTAGGTCCCATCAGTCTTCCTCTTAAATAGAGGAAGCTGTGATGAGATTAGTCCGATGTATTTGTAAT